CGTTTCTTACGGTATTTATCCGTTATGGTGAACTCACGTTGTGCACCGAGAAAACACTTTTTAGCAGGGATGAATTCCCAGCCGAAGTCGTCGAAGATAATGTACTCGGCATGGGCATCCCACGTACTTAAATCAAAGAGGTGATTGTAGTACATGTGGCGCCCCAGACTGCGGGCCCACTCTGTTTTGCCCAACCGTGATGCGCCAATCAAAATCAACGTAAGGGGCCTATCAGGGTTCTTAGGTTAGGTTAGACACACGAGCGTAACACAAGTGGCGACCCTTTTGTCATGGACCCTTACACAAGGGGTAAAATGCACGACGCACGACGGGCCCTATCAATATCCCGCCCGTAGGGTGGAACGCATTTTCGCCACGAACCTTAAAGTTGTCTGTCAACCAATCATCTACCTCGGTAGGTAACACGAAATCAGTAAATTGAGGCTCGTAGGGTACATTAGCATTAAAGTGAGCATCAGCGTAAGCAAGCAGTTTCTCGTAGTTCAGGACATAATCACGCGGATAATAACGTCGAACCGCTCCCATGAAGTCCTCTCGAGTTCCACACTCGCAAATCGCGCCCCATCCATCTCGTCCAGGCACATCGCCGGATGACAGTGGACTACAATCATCCTTCTTACAATAGTCGATACATCTTGCAATAGATCTAGTAGATGTGATGTTGCAATGGTAACCCTGACAATCAAAGTGTCGGGGGTCACGAATATCGCGTCTTCGTGCAAGACAGAGTAAGGCGTGCAGGTGCGGAGTACCATCGGCATGCTTCTCTTCAGCAACAAGGAGATAGTTCGGTTCAAAAGAGAGCAAGAAGTCGAAGAGGTCCTGTTTAGATAGGTCGATTGATCTGGGGTACGTTAAAAAGAAATTTTTAGCACAGACGCGGAAAGATGGCATAATTTTACTTAGCCATCTAGCGCGGATTGGGCGGTTTTATAGCCAAAATTTAAACTCAGAAACGCGACACTCAAATCAGTTCAGTGGCAGCAACCTATAAAAGGCAAATGTGACACGCGTGCAGCCAATGGGAGGAGGTAAGAGGTTAGCCGAAGAATTCCTACCACTCAACGCGAAGTACGGTAAGCTAGGGACCACTCTACTAGGTGGTCTGCTTATCGATCATCATCAACAGTCCCTGCCATCTGATGCCCCTAAACCTAAAAGTATGGGCAACAAACCGCTCATCACCAATGAAGAAGGTCAAGTATCACGCCTCTATGCCCCCAAGAAACAAACGAAGGCTGGTAAGAAGAAAGCTGAAAGGTATAAGAGGTTCGCGAACAAAGTCGAGAAGGTCATCAATGCGTCGCTTTACGAGGGGAGGAYGATACATAGGTCGGCGATAGGCAGTGCAGTATCGTCAGGAGATGCAGGAAAGCAAGGATTAACTTCCTTGATGCTGTTCTCAGCCGCAGGAGCTACTAACGAGGACGATATCGAGAAGATATTCGCAGCCGAGGGTTTAACTGCCGACTCCGATGAGATATACCTGAAATCGGGATATTTAAATGCGACATTTAAATGCAACACGGCTAACGTGACCGGGATAGTAGATATATATCAGATGGAGAGTAAGAGCGCAATATCTGTTTTTAACGTGAAGGATACTGCACTCCCAGCATTTGTTACGAGCGTCAACGATCAGTTGGCGGCGCAGGCATCTGCAACCTCAACACTTACAGTAACCGACCCAGGCTGGACACCGTTCTGTAATGGATCAGTCGGGCAGCACTTTAAGATTAAGGATCACACCCGTTTCATATGTAGACCCGGAGAACACCACACCTTCACGTATCGCAAGAAAGCAAATAGAAGCGTAAAACTGAAGGATGTTAAAGAACTTCTGATGATGCCACACCTTACGGTGGGCTTCCTTATCATACTATCTGGCAGAGATGAGACAGTATCGACTGCCACCGTAGCCGGTCACTATCCAACACAGACATTTGATTTTCAATGGTCGAGAACTTATTGGTATAATCGAGTACACGCAAACGTAGGATTCGGAGGAGAGATCAGTTAAATATGTTTGAGAGGCTAAAAAAGTTTATTTGTCAATGTAACCTTTTTTGTGTTTGCCTCTTCCCAAACAGAGAGAGGGGGAGTGTCATTGGTGAGTATAATACAGGGTTTGCCCCAAGTAATAGTC